AAGAAGAACTAGAACAACTCAAGAAAGAACATGCAGGTGAAGTAGAAGAGACAGAGGCAGAAGAAGCTGAACCTACTAACGCAGAAGAAAAGACATTTAAGAAGCGTTACTCTGACCTACGCCGACATCAACAAAAGCAAGCTGAAGAGTTTAAGGCTGAACTAGCGGCAATGAAAAGCCAGCTAGAAAAAGCTACCAAAAAAGAAATGAAACTGCCTAAGTCTGATGAAGACATTGAACAGTGGGCAGCAGACTACCCTGATGTAGCAGCTATAGTAGAAACAATTGCCATGAAGAAGGCAGCAGAGCAATCTACTGCACTAGAAGAACGCATGAAGGCAATTGATGAGATGCAAACTTCTGCTACTAAAGAGAAGGCTGAAGCAGCATTGATGCAGATGCATCCTGACTTTGATGAGATTAGAGACAGTGATGACTTCCACAATTGGGCAGAAGAACAGCCTAAGTGGGTACAAGACGCATTATACGACAATGACAATGACGCTAGGTCTGCCGCACGTGCAATTGATTTGTACAAAGCTGACATGGGCATTGCTGAAGCTAAGAAGTCTAAGTCTGGTAAAGATGCAGCTAAGTCTGTAACTACTAAGAATACACGTAATAAACCACAAGAAGATGAATCCTCTACATACTTACGTGAGTCTCAAGTAGAGAAGATGTCTGCCCATGAATATGAGAAACATGCAGATGAAATTATGGAAGCTATTCGTAGTGGTAAGTTCATCTATGATTTATCTGGTTCTGCTAGATAAAAAAGAGTTGACAAACAGTTATTTTTAAGTATAACTATAGTCATGTGTAAGGTAAGCAGGTTAGCTACTTGCTTACTATACCAATCCGCAAACTACAAAAATCTTTAAGATTACCTGATTAACATGGCCTACTAAGTATATTAGTTGCAACTTTTATATAAGGTACACCCTACGTTAGACAGCCTCTGCCAAGAATTGTATTGTTTGCATCTGTAACAATCCAAAACAATAGGAGATGGATTATGGCTTTTCCAAGAGCGCCGGGTTATAACAACTTGCCGAATGGCAATTTTAGCCCTGTAATTTACTCCAAACAGGTGCAGCTTGCATTCCGCAAGGCCGCTGTTTGTGACGCAATTACGAATAATGACTACTTTGGAGAAATCGCAAACTTTGGTGATTCAGTTAAAATCATTAAAGAACCTGAGATTACTGTCAAAGCATACGAGCGTGGTACAACAATTACCCCGCAAGACCTTGATGATGAGGATTTCACCCTCACCGTTGACAAAGCTAACTACTTTGCTTTTAAAGTTGACGACATTGAGGAAGCACATTCGCACGTTAACTTTGAGTCTCTCTCAAGCAACCGTGCAGCATACCGCCTAGCTGACCAGTTTGACCAAGATGTTCTTGGCTACCTGTCAGGCTTTAAGCAGTCTGCAATCAGTGGCACACCTGACACTGTTAACACTACTGTTAACGGTACTAAGTCAGTTACAACTGCTGGTTCTGACGAACTGCTGTCAAGCATGAAGCTGAATGCATCCGACTTTAACGCAGGTAATGCTGCTAACTGTGTCGGTCTGAAGCCTCGCGCATCAGAAGCTGTTCCTACAACTGCTGGTGTAGCTAACCCACTTACCGTGATTGCACGTATGGCACGTCAACTTGACTTGCAAAACGTAGACTCTCAGGGACGTTGGTTGGTTGTTGACCCAGTGTTTGTTGAACTGCTGAAAGACGAAGACTCACGTCTGTTTGATTCAGACTTTGGTGGTTCTGGTCTGCAGAATGGTTTGATTCTGAATAACCTGCATGGCTTTAAAGTCCATGTCTCTAACAACTTGCCTAAAGTTGGTACTGGTCCTTCTACTACTGGTGGAACCAATGCTAATAACTTTGGTATCATTGTTGGTGGTCATTCTTCAGCGGTTGCTACTGCTGACCAAATCAACAAGACTGAGACCTACCGCGACCCGGACAGCTTTGCAGATATCGTCCGTGGTATGCATTTGTATGGCAGAAAGATTCTCCGTCCAGAGGCTCTTATCAATGCCAAGTACTGCTTAGTATAAGGGGGATTGAAAAATGGCACTAGGTGATAACACTCTCCAAACCGCACGTGGTAATTCACAGCGTGGTCGCAATCCTTACATGGTTCAGACTACTTTGAACTGGGCAACAGCTTTGTCAGACAAAGGTTCTGCACTTGCAGCATCTGATGTTATTCCTGTAATTGCTGTTCCTAAAGGTGTAATGGTACTAAACGCAGGTATTGAAGTTGATACTGCTTCTGACGGTTCTACATTTACTGTAGACGTTGGTATGGTGGATGCTGATGTATTTGTCGATGGTTTTGACGCTACGTCAGCCGCTGGCGTACTGTCGCAAAACCCTGCAGCTTACCAGCCAGTAATGGCTGTTGCTGCTGATAACATTGACGTGACTATCGCTACTCTTTCAGGTGGCGCAGTTAGTTCAGGTCTGTTCCGCGTCTGGGCTGTCCTCATGGACTGCAATGACGAAGGCGACTTGACTGCTCAAGAAGTAGCACGTGACTTTGCTTAAAGACTAATGTAAGGGGGCAGGGCAACTTGCCCCTTTACTTCTCTGTTCATTTAAGGATTTGTAATGGCATATGATTATTTAGACATCACTAACGAAGTAATTGCTCGTATGAATGAAGTTGTCTTGACTGCTGCTAACTTTACAACAGCTAGAGGGTTTCAAATTCAATGTAAGAACGCAGTAAACGATGCCATTAACTATGTCAATCAAAGAGAATTTGGTTGGCCTTTTACGCATGTAACACAAACAGAAACTTTAGTTGCAGGACAAACTAGATATACTGCTCCTACAAATACTCAATCAATTGATTATGATACTTTTCGTATTAGCCGTGATAGCACACTAGGTGCTGCTGGCAATACTCTACGCATTATTGACTATAAAGAATATACACAAAAATATATTAATCAAGAAACTACCTCTAATGTAGGTAGTGTTCCTAAGTTTATATTTAGAACACCTGATAATAATTATGGATTGTTTCCGTATCCAGATAAAGCATATGAACTAAAGTACGAATACTTTATTAAACCTACTGCACTAGCAGCAGCTACGGATGTTCCACTTATTCCAGAACAGTTTAGACAGGTTATAGTTGACGGTGCTACTGCGTATGCTTATCAGTATAGGGGCGAAGCACAACAGTATGGTATTAACTTTGCCCGTTTTGAAGATGGGATTAAACAAATGCAGACGCTGCTTCTAAATAGAGCAGACTATGTGCGGTCTACCTATATACCTTATTCTCAAGGGTATGGCATTAACGCAGGATTTTAAGGTGATAAAACATGGCAGATGAAACTGGCCTTAATCCGTTTGTATTCGCGTGTCAGGGTGGGCTGGTTCTTGACCAATCTACTTTTGCTATGCAGCCCGGAATGGCACTTGAACTAACTAACTTTGAGCCGGATATTCAAGGTGGCTATAGACGCATTTCAGGTTACGCTAAATGGAACCCTAATATTGTACCACAAGATGCTAGTGCATCAGAAGCTGTACTTATGTCAGCTTACTTTAAAGGCAATATCATTGCTGCACGTGGCGGCAAGGTACATAAGGGTGGCACTACAGGTAGCTGGACGCAGATTGACACAGGCAGAAGTAACGCTGGTATATATACTTTCTTTAGGTACACATTAGGCGGTACAGACTTTATTGTTTGGGCAGATGGTGCTAATCATGCATCTAAGTATGATAACACTACAGTAACTGACATTAACGCTACAGGCGCACCTTCTAATCCTAAGTTTGTTACTGGTTATAAAAATGCTCTCTTCTTTGCTGGTATGTCTAGTACACCACAAGAATTAGTATTTACCGCACCTTACACCGATACAGATTTTAGTACAGCTAATGGTGCTGGTAGTATCAATGTAGACAGTGATATAACGGGTTTGTTTCCTTTCCGTGATTCACTATTTATCTTTTGTGAAGAACGCATATTTAAGTTAGTTGGAAATACTATTGCTGATTTTCAACTACAGCCTGTAACACGAGAAATTGGTTGTCTCAACGGTAGAACCATTCAAGAATTTGGTGGAGACATAATCTTTCTTGGGCCTGATGGATTACGTACTGTTGCTGGTACTGCAAACATTGGTGACGTTGAACTTGGTACAATTAGCCGACAGATACAGGAACGCTTTGCTGGTGTATCAGACGTAGATGAATTTAGTTCTGTAGTTATTCCTGATAAAACACAGTATCGTCTTTTCTTTTCTAACTCAAATACAGTACGTTCAAAGACTGCAGGAATTATATGTGTAAGAAAAGATAACAGTTTTGAGTTTGCTGATATCTTAGGAATACGTCCTAGTAGTACAGACTTTATTACTGTTAGCGGTGAAAGCATTGTTGTACATGGCGAGTTTGATGGTTTCGTTTATCGGCAAGAACAAGGCAATGACTTTGATGGTAATAACGTAACAGGTAAATATCGCTCACCTGATTTGACTATGGGTGATGCGGGTCTACGTAAATCATTTCAACGAGTGATTATTAACTACGCACCAGAAGCAGCCGTTAATGCAGATTTATTTGTTAGGTACGATTACGAAGCACCTAATGTGGCAAGACCAGCAGCTTATCCGTTTGATACATCTACATCAGTAGCTATCTACGGCTCATCATTATACGGTACAGCTACGTATGGTGGACAGTCAAACCCATTAGTAAGACAGCCAATTGAAGGTAGTGGCTTTGCTGTAGCCCTACGAGTAAACGATAGAGGTACTTCAGCCCCCTACTCATTAAAAGGATTTCAGCTAGAGTTCCAAGCTGACGCAAGGAGATAATAAATGGCAGGTTATACTAGACAGTCAAGTTTTGCTGATGGCGATATTATCACCGCAGCAGACAGTAATGACGAGTTTAACCAACTACTAAGTAGTTTCAATAACACAACAGGTCATAAGCACAATGGTACAGCCGCTGAAGGTCCCGTCATTGGTTTGATTGGAGACCCCGGTGTAGCCACGCCTAAAAACAAAGTTGTTGTTGATGATACTAATAATCAAGTAGAATTTAATATTGACGTAGGTGGTACTAGCACAGAACAGTTTGTAGTCAAGGATGGAGTTATTGAGCCTACCACTAATAACGATATTGACTTAGGTTCTAGTTCTAAGAAGTTTAAAGATTTAAATATAGCTGGTGCTGCTAACATTGCAGGTACTATGACCCTATCAGGTAATGTGATTGTATCGGGTACTCTTGGTGCTAACCTAATACCTGACGGTGATAATACTCGTGACATTGGTAGTTCTTCTGCAGAATGGAAAGACCTGTACATAGATGGTGTGGCATATGTAGACGCTATCAACTTTA